TCTAGGGTTTACCCCCTAGATGGAAGTTTTGGAACACGTATTACCGTGAACATAGTAATCTTAACTTGAGACTTTGTTCGTTCGTCGGGTTTACCGACGTGCGACATTGTGTAGAGTTATGAGTTTGAAGATGTGAAGGTGGTGTTTTTACCTTTCCTTTTATTTTCTTTCTTTTCTTCGCGTTCCTGTACGCATTTACAGGCTAGCAATTACCTCGTGTTAGTCAATTACGAGGCGTTTTTATGACGGAATTTCCCCAATTTTGATCAGATTACTAGTTCTGATTGAGATTTCCCCCTCTTATCTGTTCCATTTCATTCTAGTCTATTACCTTAAGATGCAGAAACAACAAACAGTGATGGCTGGTGCCCCTAAGCACCCCAGAATTCCACAATCAATCCCAAAAACTTACCGAGATGTCCCTTTCAAACGGGACGCCAAACGCGCTCACCGCGCGTTTGCGATGTTGGACCAAGAGTCCGACATCACCTTTGATGACATTCAATCTGAAGCGCCGACCACTCTGGCCACGCTATCCATGCGTGTACCACGGTCGATGCGGAAGATTCGTCCTCTCACTGACGAAGAATTCTTCAAAGTGCCTCTTGTTCCTGAAGTCATTATGACAGAGGAACAAGTCCGAGTGTTTTTGAACAACCCCGAATCCGTGATCAGCCGATCACAGATTGTTCAAAATCATGTTGCTCGACGTCGTTGTTATGAAGCAAAGATGCAGGCGCTTCACTTGTCCATAAGACATGTGTTGCGGCTGTTTTCCATTGCCCGAAAAGCTAGGAGCCCATTGCTCCATGCCTATTACCAACAACTACTATCTCGCAAAGTGAAGCAGGTCCCTAATAAGCGCAAGCCAGTGCTTATGGGAACCTTCTTTACAAATATCAACGATCGAGGTGGTGTGCGCTGTAAAGCGCACATCATTGATGATCGTCCTCCTCCCCCCCCACCTGATTGGCGTGACATGGACGGCATACCAGCCGCCCTCGCCATGCCTCACCACTATGGGTCATTTTTTCACGATGCGCCCAGAGTGCCATTTATGTGGTACACTGATCGCGCCAATCGAGTTCGGCTTTTGTTAGCTGAGCTAACTGACCCAGATTTTACCCATGCCCCTTGGCGGGAGCTTATGCGCCTCACTGCGCATATGGCCCCGCCCGACATGACGGTTCGTGTTGCTGAGGGTTCAACCCTCTCCACGATGCCTGATTCAGTTGTGGATTCAACCCCACAACCCCCACCAGTAAGGATGGTGTTCAAAGATATCGAATCCGCTCTTTACGGACTCGCACTGTCTTTAACACATCCCGAAATTTCCACCCCCGAAATGGTGAATATGGCCCATGCCTTCGCATCGAAGGACCGGCCATCAGCACATATGTTTAGAGTACCCATGCAAGTGGACTTCTCTGATCGTGCTGAAATGATGGCAACAAATGCCACTAATTCACTAAACACGTTCGGCGACCGAGTCGAACGTTCAGTTGACGTGCTTGCGGATTCTATAACCCGCTCCGTTGACACTTTTACTGATGCCATTTCGTCCTCAACGAATGACATCAAACATTTGCTAGATGTGGTTCAGACCACGTTTGCAGATGCAGCTCCACACATGATTGATAGAGTTCTCGTCCTCTTGACGGGAATTATATCGATTGTGCGCGCCCCCAATTTTGAAGCGAAAATGTTTGCAGGTGCGCAGCTCCTAGCTGGTCTAGGAGTTGTTTCTGCGGCATTGAACTTTCAACGACTCATGTCCTCACTCGGCGATTTGGTATCTTACCTAACCGCGCCAAACGTCCGAGCCCATGGAGGTGATGAGTTGGAAGAGAGCGTTTGGTACACCTGTATCATGCTCCTCTGCCACACTTTTAGCCTCAAGCCCCCCGAAAACGTCAGGTTGGACCATCACCGAAAAGATAAGGTTCAAACCTATCTTGGTTCTATGAACACAATGTTGAGTTGTGTTCAAGGGGTTATGAAGATAGCGTCGATGGCTTTCCAAGCCATTTACGCAACCGTTCTTCAAAAACCCCATCCTGACGAATTCAAACCAATTGTTGACCTTCTTGACGCGTGGTTGAAAGAGTACCACAGCATGATGGAAAACGTCCCAACATCAAAAATCGGATATGACACGGTCTGGAACCGCAAAATCCGAGATTTGTATTTGGGTGGTGGCAAGTTGAGCGAAATGCTTTTCCGAGCACGAGCTCCTACCACCATAGCCGCACCTTTTGCGGCAGCATACCAAACCTTGCATTTGTTCATGCAGCGC